TAATCTCTCTGTTACGAACTGAATGAACTCATAATCTGAATCAGAATCATAGGCTTCTCTGTCAGGATTAGGCAACATTTGTATTCCATTTTCAAGGAACATGTTCATAAACTTTATTTCATACTCGGTTGCTAGTTTCATTTGTTCTTTGCCTCTCGTCTTGTTAGTTTGTAATAGCAGCACTTGCATAACTTTCTGGCATAGTTTGGACTACCACATCCTACTACTGTACATTTTACACTATTGTTCTTCAATGTCTTCTTTGTTGAGGCATTGCGACATATCTTGCACAGGTAATCAAGGCCATCATCTTTAGGGCGAAGAGCCGTCTGTTTATAGAATAGACTGAGGTCTTTTATCTCATGACATCTAGAACATGTCTTAGTCATCATACTGACACCAGCATTTCGTATTCCGCTAAATATTTACGAACTGTGACAACACCCTTGTAATCAAAGCATGGCTCGCATATTTGACTCTTAGAGTAGTCTATAGCCTCAGCCACAAAGCCTAAACACCACACACACATCAAACTATCTAAATTATTTCTATTCATTTCTTGCTCCCATTCTTTTGTTGTATATAATAATTGTATCATGCTTTATCTGCCTTGTCAAGATATTCCTCATAGGTAAGATTATATTTGGCTTGATTACATACTCTATGGCATGGTCTTACGTTTTTAAGCGTATTGGCTCCACCCCTAGATGTTGGAATCATGTGATCAGGCCATAAAGAATACTGTGAGCCTTCTCCCTGTCTAGGAGCAGCAAGGTCAATTTGCTTACGGCAGAGATAACAATCTGATCCATAAATAGACAATAGTTGCTTTTCTGTCCATTTTTGATGGAAGACTCCTCTATCCTTTGCTATACGTTTTCTGTTTGCTTCTCTGTAGACATGCCTATTTCTTCCTACCTCGGCTTTTTTCATTGCTTTTCGATATTCTGGAGTCATGCTTGCTAAATGATCTAAACGATCTTGCTTAAAGCAATCTTTGCATAAAGATCGGAGCCCAGACTTTACAATCTTGCACTCATAGAAGAATTCTAATGTTGCTGGTAATTCTCTACTGCATTTTTTACACTTCTTTTTAGTGTTCATACTTTTCCCATTTCTTATTTTATATTTGCAACATCTCTGCTGCATATAATAAGTATAACACAATTAAAACGGCTTTGCAACAAATATGCTATTTTATTATAACGATTGTGTAACGATTATCCTCATAGTTGATACCATCCGTCATCCCACAAGGTAAGAAGTCTGTTAAAGTATGTATTATATTTGAAACGGATTACATCCATAGAATAGTTCACATAAGCATCAGTTGCAATCATACGATGATCTAATGTCTTTACATCGTCAATAGCCTTAACAAACTCAGATAAAGTATTACAACGGTAGCCGTTGAAACCATTCTCAATAGTCTCTGTAAAGATCCCAAAATCTGTAGATATAACAGGAGTCCCACTAGCCAAAGATTCTATGTGTGAGTTACAGAAAGGCTCTAAGTATGTTGTAGGACTAAATGAAGCAATCGCTTTGCCAAGTAATGCTTTTCTTTCATCTGAGTCTACTGATCCTATGTATTCTCCATATGATGGAATATAATCTCCTGATCCCGCAAAAATTAATTTAACTCCTGCTGCCTTGCACGCTTCGGCTGCAATATCGACACCCTTGCGCTGAGTCATACGACCCAAATAAACATAATAATCTTCTTTTTCTAATTGCATTGAAAAAAGTGCAGGATCATAATATCCATTGATCACAGTATCAAACAGATTAATATCAACAGATGAAGCATTCTTCCATTGTGCTGAACAGGCTGCTCTCCATGTGTGGCTTTCATAGACTTTATATTTAGCAAATGTTCCACTATAACCGATGCCCCACTCAACTGAGATGTGTTCTGGAAAAGCATCTGTCACGGGTTTTTGGGCTTGGCCACCGATAATTAAGATGAAGTCTTTCTTTTTAATTCGCTTACTAATTTCTTTTATTGCATTGCCGTTAAAAGTCTTCCAGTGTGGCAAAGTGTTGTCAAATGAAACACTAGTAAAGTGGTTTAGCCCAACTGCCTTTATTCTATCTTCTTCTGATAGACAAGTGATTAACTCTGTAGGATTAGAAGTTGTTTCTTCCCCAGCATATAAATAAACGGTATGGCCAAGAGATCTCATCATCCTAGTAAACAAGTGAACCTTAGCAGTATAAGCGCAATGGAAAAATTTTTCTGTGACATTCGTGTGCGGTAGTGCTATTAGATGAAATGTTAATTTTTTCACAATTACCACAACTTACAATCTTTTGGTAAATGCATTTTTAAATCTGATTCTACATGCCAAAGCATTTTTTGATGTAGTTTAATCCTTTTAGTACAAGCATTACAATTAATAAAATTGTCCCTATTAAAAATAGTTTTCCATCCATTAGTAGTATTGCTACTATCAATATAATCCTTCTCTTTTTTAAGAGGAGATCTTTCATCTATCCAGTTAATAGTACTTCCCATTTCTTTTTCCCTTTCTAATCTGCCTATGGCTGTCCTTAACATGTGAAAATAAATCTTTGTGTTAAAGATAAGGCTTCGCCCCTTTGTACTACTTCGTAACCCAGCATTTGCGATGAGGATTCAACGAGACTCAAGCAATCTGCCCGTAGTCCCTCCAGAACCAACATTGATGCGATCTCTAAACGCTCTGAAGTAATCTAATAATAGCATACATATTTATCAAATGTCAAATAAGCAAAAAAAAAGATTGACCCTAAGAGTGAATGGGAATAGACTCTGTAGGGCCAATCGGTTCTATGAATTACTTGGAGGTGAAACATAGAATACTATTGTAGCAGGTGTTGTGACTATCTGTCAAATTAGTACACTTTTTTAATAATTAGATTTCCGTCTTTGTCCAGTTTTAGAACTTCAACAAATTCTAATGAATCTACTAACTCTTGTTCTGTATATTCTTTCATTTTAATACCAGTTCTCCTTCTGAAAATGTCGCCATGCGTTACATGGAGTTACGTGTCTCCTAGAAATATAAGCAATGGTAGCAACTAATTGCACCACTCCTGAATCTGACTTTTGCATACCTAGATTTTTATAGGTACCGTCTAATAACTGGCCTATTCCGCTTGCTGTGGAAGTAGAATTTTGAGAAGTTGATCTCCAATTCGACTCTCTGGTAAGCAATTTAACCAGGCAACCATACTGCTTTTCATCAAATAACTCTTTTGCTATTTCTTTAGGATCAACTTTCATCAACGAAGGTCTTTCCTTGTATACAATTTGTTCTGCTACTGCTACTTCTGTTGTAATATTTGCTTGCATAAACACGGCTAGTAAAGAAACAATTACTGTTCTTTGCCATAGTTTTTTGTTTCGCTTAATAAATCTCTCCTTTGGTCAGTTAGGGTGCCCCGAGTCATTGGTGTGATTTACCTCCTTATATTTTATTATTTTCTATCATGTCACAGATCATTTCAATAGTGTAAGAGTCTAGCCCTTCAACTTCTGATATTCTTGAAAAGATTTCATCACGAGCATATGAATACCCGTCAGCAAAACCTTCTTTATATTGATCCATGCATTAATTCTACACTATTCTTTTTTAGTACAGGTGCAAGAAGGTGTTACTTTTCTTTTAGGCTTAGTGCTTTGAGTCATAAGGATAGTCATAATTTCATCCACCCGAATTTCTAGACGATTAACGGAGTCCTTGAGGCTTGAGCCTCCATTCGGACGAAGTTCAGATAGATAGTGCTTAACCATCCAGCGAACTCCTGTAGCAAGTCCTGCAACTAATGTAAACATTGCTACAAAGAATGCAGCCCAGTCCTGTGGTGACATTTATTTCTCCTTGATTTCTGATTGAATTGCTTGCTTGAATGTATATACTGGTTTCCAACCAAAGGTAGATCTATTATCTAAGGTAGGAATTGTATCTGCATCTTCTAGACCTAAGACTGTGTAGTCAATTGTTAGTCCATTGATTTTGTATTCTTCCATTACATCTGCCAATGTTCTGGATTCTCCTGTAAAAATATCTGTTGTGAATGAACCTTTAGTTTGTAAGTGTTCCATTGCCATTACATTTGCTCTGGCTATGTCTAGAACGTGTACGTAATCTCTAGTAGATTTTATGTTATTAATGTTTATCTTTGGATTCCGTCTAATTATTTCAAATAGATTTGTTGATCCATAATCGTTTACGGTTGGTGTTTTTCCTACAATATTGAAGTACCTTAAAACAGCCACTGAAGGGCAAATGAGACCTAATATTTTTTCTTCCATAATCTTTGACCTAGCGTATGCACTATCAGGGGTGTAAAAGGCTGCAGAGCCCGCAAATACCACTGGTATAGATGACACTCTAGCAACAATTGCAACTGACAAGGTAGAAAGTATATTATTAAAGTAATATAACCAAGGTTTCTTTTTAGACTCAGGAATAGATTTAAGGGCTGATAAATGAATAATTGCTATTGGGCTTTCAGCACCAAGATAACTAAACAGGTATTTTGTATCCCTGCCAATTTTCTTATCTATTTCAATTACTTCATACCCTGAGTTTTCAAGTAATTCTTTTGTTGCTGTTCCTACATAACCACGAGATCCAGTTAATACTACTTTAAAATTCATAATAATTCTCCAAAATTTCACCAGAGATAAAATCAAGACCACAGAACTTTCCATATTCAGACAAGGTTCTTTCTGATCCAAGTCTTCCTTCTCCAACTGTTCCCTGATCAGTCAAAACAAGCCTAATTTCATCAACAGATAATTGATTTAAATTTGCTGTTTGTTGTGGCCAATCTGGATAAACAAGCCTGCGTTTATTATTTCCTTCTGTACCATAGTATAGATGATACATGAACATTTCACTTGGTACAAGCATATCATAGCCATTAGTGTAGGCTCTTGCTGCTATAAAAATTTCTTCACCCTCAGAAAATATTAATTTATTTGGCTTTAAGAATTCGCCTTCTGTAAAAATAGATCCACCAGATACTGAGATTGAAAATATATTTCCTTTTGGATTTAAAACAGTTCCTTGCATTGGCGTTCTGTTATTTTTAAACCTTTGTTTATCTTTCCAGTAGAACTGTGTCACAACTTCTTCATGATCTCTTATCTTTTCTTCATCGCCTTCGTACCAGAATGGCTTTGGATACTGAGTAATTAGTGGTTTATTGAACCCGTTGCTTTTGTGAGTGTTTATTTCATTAATTAGGAATGTATCCCAATTCTGATCAAATCTACTATGAGCGTCTATCTGAAAGTAATAGTCTTCTCCAGAATATAAATCATGAGCAATAGACCTTCCAAGTCCCATTCCAAGATTATCTGGTGCTTTGCTTTCAACTAATTTAACATTGGGAATCTGCTTAATTGTTTCTGTCCATGCGTTGTCTTCATAAAATATTGAGTGTACGCCAAAGATTAACTCTGTTTCTCCTGATGATTTTAATATTGCATTTCTAATAGTCTTTTCAAGTTCATAGTCATGATAAGAAGTTATCTGAATAAATATACTTTTCTTCATTATTCTTTCCAAATAGCATGAATACAAGTTGTGCAAAAATTCTCGTATGAGTGCTTAATCATGTCTTGTCTTTCTTGGCTTTCCCATATTTGTTTTATTGATGTATCGTTGATATTGCCAAATACCGTTTCAAAATCGTAGTCATTGCAGCATAGGAATACAGCACCATTAGCGTTTATGTGTATCCAAGTATCAGGCCTACTGCCCATATTGTTACATCCTACAACTTTGCCTTTGCCACTTATTTGATTTTTCATAATTCCACGAGTATCTAAATATCCTGCTCTATCAACTAACGCAGTGTTTGAAGATACCCTCAGTCCTGGAAATGTTTCTTTAAATTGTTTAACAGCAGTAGCAGTATCTCCAGTATTATCATTTAAATCAATATCTGGAGCATTCTCTAGTAGGCTCATGTAACCAAGAGAAGTCTCATTGATTCCGTTAACTTGCAAAGAAAGTTTTTGATTAGGAAATGTTTCTAATGCATATCTAATATTTTCCATGACCTTTTCATGCATTTTAACATTCTTGTTTGTCATCACTGCCCATCTTTCAGGGTCAGCAGAAGGAGTGTTAAAGTGTATTAGATCAACTACATCTTCATATTCTTTAATTATGTCCATTTTTTCTTTTGTTAATGGAAGACCATTTGTAAGAACCATAGTTCTAAGGTTATATTCTCTAAATAAATCAAGCATTTCTTTAAAGTATTTATAAAGCAATACTTCATTATAATGTGCTGTATAAATAAAAGAAAATTGTGGATCTACGAAGTCTCCAACACCATCTTGTAATTGTTTAATTATATGACGAATAGTCTCAATAGGCATTGTGTTTCTTCCAACTAGTGGATTCTCTTCATATTTTACTGGGCAAAACCAACAACCAAGATTGCATAACCCATTAGGATCTAATTGAACTAATTTTATCATTTAATCCAACTAACCACAGCATATCTTTCTCCTTCAATGACTGGAGACACTGAGTGGTTGTAAACATAAGTAGATGGAAATACAATCATTTGATTTGCTTTTGGTTTTAGTGTGATATTAAAACGGGGAAAGTTAATTTCTCCACCTGTATAGTTCTCATTTAGATAATAAACTGTAGATACTCGTCTATGATAGGATGGATGATCGTCAATGTGATTAGTAAATTGTTGACCTTCTCCATACTTTAATATGCCATAGGTATCATGCCACTCTGAAAATATTCCATATGTTGCCATGTAGTCTTTTTCTACTGGATCAAAGTGCTCAAAAAATAAATTATTAACATTTACTAAAAAGGCTTCGCTTAAATTTTCTGTTAATATATCTTCAATTTTACCTTTATAAGGAATACCAAAGATACTTGTATCTCTGGTTTTTTTGTTAACCATTGGATCTGTGTTTTCTTTAACTCCCGCTGCATTCCAGGAAAATTTAGCAGAGATCATTCCTTCTTCTATATCTTTGTATAGATTTTCACTATTAGGAATAACATCGCTATAGATTACTATTCCTGGTGCTATTTCTTCTTTATTCATTTTTACCATTTCCCAATTGGACAACTTGCCTCGGCAAGTCGTGTCTTAACCTTCATAAAGCAACCACACTCTTTACATGTTTGTGTTAGTTTAATTAATTCAGGACAACTTAAACAAATATCCATTCTTTTGTCTGATTCTATTTTATCTATATAATTATTTCTATTAAGTAGATCAAGGGGAGTTACACCATTTTTTGCTTTGTATTCTTCCCAAGCATTTTTATACCCCATAAAATATTGCCCCCATAAAATATTATTAAACTAATTCAAATGTCGGATTGCTTTTTAAAATTGGCACAGTTTCTTTAAAAATTGGATGATCCGTTGGAGCAAGCCAAAAATCTAAAACCTGATTGTCTTTTAAGAAAATAAAAAGATCATAATTTGTATCTCTTGCTGGATTATGTACTCTAAAAGTTTCTCCATTTAGTCCGTCAACAAAAATGCCATCTTGATAAATCATTCCTTTGACTGGAATATTATAAATATCGTCATAGTGAATATGGCTAGTCATGCCATTTTTAAGAGCAATTCCCAAAGGGTGTGGGTCATAGCCATTAATAACTAATTGTAATTCTTGAGCAAACTCTCCATCTACAGATAGTCTTACTAAAATACGTTCAAACTGATTAAGATCCATTTTATTCTCCTTTTTTTACTTAATATTCATTGTATCATATACCCTTAAAAACAAGGAGTATTAATACACGTACAATAATAATACGTATCTAATCCATCACTAAATATACAATTGCAAGCACCTGGACATGGATTATATGGTGTAGGTGTTGGTGTAGGTGTAGGCGTTGGTGTAGGTGTAGGCGTTGGTGTAGGTGTAGGTGTAGGCGTTGGTGTAGGCGTTGGTGTAGGTGTTGGTGTAGGAGTAGGTGTTGGCGTAGGAGTAGGAGTAGGAGTAGGGGTAGGCGTAGGAGTAGGGGTAGGCGTTGGTGTAGGAGTGGGCGTTGGGGTAGGCGTAGGTGCTGGTGTTGGTGCTTCCAAAAATACCCCTATACCACTTGGACTTCTAAATAACGGACTCACGATTCTCCTTAGTTAAATATTAAGCAAATTTAGATAATGATGCAATGCATGTAAATGTGGATGCAGCAGTTTTTCTGATCTGTAGCATGTAAACATTTGCAGAGGAAGCAAATCCTGCTGATGGTGCAGTTCCACCTAACCACTTAGGAGTTACTGCGTTTCCATCAATTGTATATGCTGTTGCATAGTAAGTATTTGCAGCACCGTTTAGGCATTCAAAGGTAACAGTAATAGAATCATTTACTGCCATTAAAGAGTTCAAAGTAACTGAAGCACTTCCTCTAACATTTAATGTAAAGTTTGCAGCAGGTGCTCCTGTAGTTATTTGTACAGAGGCTGTAGATACATCAATATTAGTTGTGGCAGCGACGGCACTTGATGAGATAGCAGCCTGTTCTTTTGGTGATGTAAGAACTTGGTTTTGAAATAAAGGAACCCATGCCGATCCACTGTAATAGGCTGTAATATTTGTATCTGCAAGATAACAAAATAGCCCTTCTGTTAGGGCAGCAGTTAGTGCTGTATCTGCATCTCTTGCAGCAGCAGAAGCATAGAACAGAATTGACTGGTTAGCCAAGTTGTGTTGGACTTGGGATGCGGTTAAAACGTCCCCAGTAGTGAACAGTTTATAACCTAGATTTGGGCCTATTGGCATTGTCTTTCTCCTTTAGTATGATAGTACATTTGTATTTTGTGGAACGGTATTTCCAAGTATACCCTGATTTACTGAATCAAGTATAAAGGCTTGAATCAGTGGCTCAGCAGTTAAAAGTTTGATATTCCAACTATCTGGTGTTATATCGTGTTGCACTCCTTGAATAAATAGTTCTTTTTCAATAGAACTACCGCCAGGCATTTGCTTTTGTGCAACAATAAGGTTGTAAATATCTGAACTTAAATTAACTAAAGTGTTTAATTCACTTGTTGTTGCGTTCATGTTTAGTGTTATTGAATCAATTCTTAGGTCTGCATCTTTACGAGCAGCCACAAGGGTATTCGCCTGATCTTTTGACTCTTGATCAGTTTGAACAAGAATATTAGTTCTTTGTCCTGATTTAACAAAAAACTTATCAATACTGTCTTGATTTTCAACTGTTTGAGGAACACCTCCAACTCTTGCAACTGTTACTCTATTCAAAATATTTTGATCATCATAGGCAAAGTCAATACTAGAATATGGAAAAGTTCCAACAGTTGGTGTTAAATCTGTATAGGTTCTTGGTACCCTATCTGCTTGTTGTGCAACTGCATCACGATCAAGGAAAAGTGTTTTTCCAGATCTTTGCATGAAGAAGGCCCCAAATTCTGATTGCTCTACCGTTTGAATAGCAGCAAGAACTGATCTGACTCCACCTGGATCTGCTTGCATTATAGAATTACCAGAGTTAGTGGTTCTCATGGAGTCTGGAAAACCAGCAAAATCTAATATTGCATTTACTCTAGTACCAGATAGTTGAGTCGTGTTACATCCAGGAATTGGAACAGGGATTGCTGGACTTCCAGCATCTTGTGGAGTAGAAACATTATTTAATAAACGAAATCCATCAACACATTGTAGAGTTACTGTAGAAGTTGTATAAACACCTGAGTAAAATCCTGTATCGTATGAAGTAATATATCCAGAAAATAGATTAACTTCTATTGGGTTTCCATCCACCTCAGTTTCTGCATATATTCTTATCTTACGTAATGGTAATAATTTACCGTAATATGGTCCTGCCGCATTTTGTGGATTAAAATCTGAATCAGGATCATTTAATGTTACCGTTGCAGTTCCCGCCTCAAAGTTAGCAAGAATACGGTTACGACCTCTACGAACAGAGCATCTCATAACCTGATCGCTTATATCTACTAAATTTGCAGGAGCATCTCCTAAAGTATTTGTACCTAAAAAACCAAACGTAAGATTTCCAAGGATAAGAGGGTATGAAAAGGATGGACCACTAGTAAAGTCAATTTCTACTTTTAATCCTGGTAATGTCATTTTATATTTCCTGCAACAATAGGCCGTAACCACTAGACTGACCTTGCAAAAGTCCTTGTCTAATTGTTTGAACCAAGTCTTGTTCAGATGTTACAGATCCATAAACTGATAGATTAATATTTGTAGTACTACCAGAATTAGACATTTGATCAGACATTAAACTCATACCGTTGTCTAGAGTGCTAGACCTAAAGATTTTACTATAATCTATTCCGCCACCAAATAAAGAACCAGTCATTCCTGTTGATAAACTATCAACTGGCCCTCCATATCCTCCAAGAGATCTTTCAAATGGTGCTAATGGGGTAGTAGATGGCATAAAAGGCTTATCTATGTTCATTTCACGATCTATCAAATCTTGAACAACGCTAGGAAGTGCAGGATTTACAGTTGGATATGGCGCAACTGTTAATGGAGTTGCACCAGCGGTCTTAAGTTTTTCATTATAAACGTCTAGTGCATTTGAGGCATTGGTCCATCCAATCGCTGCAATATCTCCAGCACTAAGAGCAGTTCCTTTTGCATCAACAGGGGCACCAATTTTTTCGATATAGTCAACCACTTGTTTTGTGGTTAAACCCCATTTATTCTTTAAATTCTCAATTTCAATGTCGCTAAGTTTACGATCACCAATTGCATAAACAAAGTCAGCATACTTTTCGGCTGCTTCTTTTGTCAAACTCCACTTGGACATAAGTTTAGCAACTTCTGAGTCATCAAGTTTTCCATCACTATTGATAGCCTTTAAGAAATCAAGATATTGTGCTGTCTTTGCAGTTAATGAGTTAAATAGAGCAAGTTCTTCTTTGCGTAAACTAATTCTTTCTGCTAATGACTTGTCAGCCTCTTTTTGCTTCTTTTGCAACATTTCTACAGCAGTTAATTGAATAAGTTCATACTCATCTGGATTTGTTATTTTAAGACCAGTGGTTGCTTCAATTCTTTTCTTAACCGCTGCAGTTTTTGCTTCAATGTCTGTTTTTCTTTTGGCTGCTGCTGCTGCTTTTGCATCAATGATCGCTTGGGCTGCTGCATCTTTTTTTCTTTGTGCAGCATACGCTGCTGCAATTTCTGCTTGTTTTTTATTTAATTCATTTTTTGTTGTTTGTGCTCTTGCTGCAACCTTTGCTGCTGCAATTTCTGATGCTACTCCTTCTACTGTAGTCTTAACTAAATTCTTTTGTGCTTCTTCTGCTTTATTTGATTCAACATTCATGTCATGTAAGTTTTTAACTAAGAAAGCATATCCAGCAATAGCGATACCACCTGCTACAAGGTTAAGTCCTCCTGTTGCAAATGCTTCTGCTACTGCTGCTGCTCCAGCAGCCGCTGCAAGAGTTTTGTATAATCCAATAATAACTTGAAGACCACTTATAAAAGCACCTATTTTTCCAACAATAAACATTGTTGCAATAGCAACGCCGATTGCTTGAATAACTCCTATGTTATTTGTTGCCCATAAAGCAACTTTAAATGCAACCTTTAATAATTTTTTTGCTTCTTCTGCTGCAACTTGTAAACTTGCTGCAAGTTCATTTTTATTTAAAGCAATCCAAGATTGAATACCTGGCAAAATATCTGTTCTAATATACTCTACAAATGGTATTATTGATGGCAAAATGGCAAAACCAAGAGTCTCTAAGACTTCTCCGTATGCTAATTGTAGTTTCTTTAGTGGATCAGTATCTCCTAATGTCTTTGCTGATCCCGCATATGTTTTATTTAGGAATGCAATTGCCTTACTAAGATCTTTATTCTTAACAATATTAGCATCTAGTGTGGGAATTAAACTTTTAAGTGCCCTGAAATTACCTCCAGCGGCCTTGGCAATCGCTGCCGAGACTGCACCTAAATCCTTTGAAGCGCCTGCTGCAGTATCAAGTGCAACACCTTGTAAATCCATTGCAGTTGTAACATCACCAGTTGCTAAAACTAGTTGACTAAAACTTGCTCTTAACTCTGTGTCAGAAACATTTGCAAGTATTTGTTGTTTGCTTATATAGTCTTCTACTGACCTAATTGTTTCATCTGTGGCACCAGTAACATTTCTTAAGTTATTGGCAAGAATTGCTTGAGATTTTGAATCTTCCATTGCTGCTTTGGTTGCATCTACACCAAGTTTAACAGCAAAAGCAGTAGCCGCTACTGTAGCAATAGCAAATGATCTTGTTGCCTTTTTACCAATTCCATCAATTCTTTTACCAAGTTTTTGAATATCTCTTTGAGCCTGCTTAGATCCTTTATCAGAGTATTGAGTGAGGATTCTGGCTACTACTGCACCAACTGCCATATTAGCCACGCTCCTTTTCTAAATTTTTTTGTAATTTTGATTTAACATCATCAAATGCTTTTGCCACATTTTCAACAATTCTTGATCTGTTTTTATCAACTGCATGCCAAATTAATCTTGATGGCACAAATGGGCTATCTTTGCTACTTAGGTTAGATAGAAACTTGTTTTTACCAGGAGACTTATTTTTTCTTCCAGCAATTTCATAAATTACACCTGCTGCTGATTTGTTCTTTAACGCTCCCGCAGAAGTTGTATAGTCTCTTCTGACCTTACCCTCTGCTTTTGTCATACTAATTCCAGATTTAATTACACTCTGATCCCATGCAGGCCATCCAAGACCACCACGAGAACGAGGTTTAGCGGCAGGTTGAGTACTCCATCCACTTAGTGGGGGAGTGTCACTAACAAGTGACTGTGCTTCTGTTTTAGCAGAACTTAATTCATTGCTAAGAACTTTGTTAAAATTACGCACAGCCTGTTTGTCAAATGACTCTAATGCTTTTAGTGTTTCTTTAAGACCAGTGAACACTATCGCATCTTTACTCATTACCTGCTCGCATCCTTATTTTTTTGTTTGAGATAAATAACAATTGCTTCAAGTACGCCATCAGGTGCGTCTATCAAATCAATTGGTGATATTCCTGTCTCCACAGAAAGCATTGCTACCGTATAGGTTAGGCTGTCTCTGTGGATTCTAAATTTGGGTCTACTACCAACTCCACACTATCTAAAGTATCAAGGAAGCCATCGCCCCAAGGTTTTACAACTTTCCCAGCATCTTTCAAGGCACTCCAAGCCAAGAAATAGATATGTTCCAGTCTTTGATCTTCGCTAAGGAGTTTTGCAAATCCTTTGCCGAATTTCTGTTCAAATCCAACTATTGCTCGTGGTCTTAGAGAATATGTACCCTCATTACCGTCAGTAGTCTTTACCTTTATTTGTAATCCGTCCATTTTATTGCCCCTTTTCTATGGTGTTATATCTTTTGTTATTGCGCCAAATATTGGCCATTGTACCTGAGTTGTTGCTAATTCTCCTACACCACCAGACAGTGGAGACCACTGGCTCACAATGACGTCAAACTGATACTCAGGATTTGTTGCTGATATTGCAGCATTAATTGGTCGTACACTACATGCAATCTTTAGCCCTCTATTAGGGTAAATAACTGCATCTACGCCACCATTAAGAGCGATGGCAAAGTCCTGTTGAAATTCAAAAGTTACTGAATTATCCTCAAGACCTGCAACCATCTTTTTTGCAATATCTCCAACTTGTGTAACCTCAACCAAATCATAGTTAGTATTTATGCTCAGTGAAGTAATGTGATTTGATAAATCAACTGAGTCAAGTACTACTCTCGGATTGGTTAAGATTAATTTTGACATTTATTATGAAGTCGCCTTTGTTATAGCACCAGTAATTGGCCAAGTCACGCTGGCTGTGGATAATTCCCCGACAGCACCGTTTAGCGGTGTCCATTCTGAAACAACTGCTGTAAATGTGTATGTAGGATTTGTAGTTGTTGCTGCGCCAGAGGCTGCAACTGGTTGAACAACACATACTACTTCTGTACCCAATAGTGGATAGATTGTTGCTTCAACTGATGCTGCTGCAAAGTCTTGGTGGAACTCAAAAGTTACTGAGTTATCAACAAGTCCTGCTACACGAGTCTTTGCTGCTAGTGGAACATTTCCTGAACTTCCTGTTGTACCCGCAAATGCGGTGGTTTCAACTACATCATATGTGCTTCCAAGCGTGACGGATGCAATATGATTTGAGAGGTCGGTTGCCCCAATTGTTACTTCAACGTTAGTTAATACTAATCTTGCCATTGTTATTTATCTCCAATTTCTTGTGAATTAAAAACAGGTGTTTTAAATACCTGTGGTACTTCTTCTACTTCTTGTACTACTGGTGCTGCTTTTGGTGTATTCCCTGATTTTGCGATATGACCAGATGCTAGAAGATGCTCTACGCTTCCTCCTGCATTAAGTATATCATCTTGCGTAAGTTTTTCACCATTAATCTTACCGCAAACTTTTGTATTTGAGATTACTGTGTATTGCATTTGTTCTCCTTATCCCCAAATTGTGAGGTTATAGCGGTAAGACAAGAATGATGTTTCTCCAGAAGTATATGTACCACTATCAGCACTTATAACTCTGAGTGTATCAACAAGTCCACCTAGTGTTCTATCTGACTCAAGGGCAGTTTTAATGGAACCTGTTCCACTACCTGCCAAAAATAAATCAAGTTTGTCTTGCCCAGTTCTTTCTGATATTCTTTGAACAATCACAAATACATCAACAGATGCTTGATCTAAACCACGAGCATTGTCAACATCAAATGTGAAATCTAATTGTCCTACTATTGCACATGGAGGAACTACTACATCTGGAATAGTATCATAAACTCTCATGTTTGTAATTGTTTGTAGATTGGCTTTTAGAGCGTCTCTTACACCACTAACATTGGTTATAGCCATTAGAATGCCAACCCAAAGTTTCTACGGAATGTCTTTAGAAGCATCTCAACATCTGGATCTAAACGGGAACTTAAACGAACTGTTCCTAGTTCTACAGATCCTGCAATACCAAATGGAGATTGCTTTCTAATAAATAGTCTTGATGCCTGAATCTTACAGGCTAATTCTACTTCATACGGAATCTCTTTGAAGCCCCATACGCCAGTTATCTTTACTGTTTGTGGAAAGAAGTATGGAAAAACATATGTTTGAATTGCTAATAATCTAGTTACAGGTCTTCCTAGTTCTGGATTATTGACTGGCTCATACATAATATCTGTGTCTAAGTTCCAAATTTGAGTAAATGGACCACTTTGATTTGCTCTTGATGCTATCTCTGTTGGTTCAATAAGGTCGTCTATCTCTAAATACCAAGGACTTACAGGTGTGTAGTATTTGGTTACTGGAGATGCAAGAGTTCCTTCTTGATAAAACGCTCTTTGGCAATAGTCATCAATCATACGACTTGCAGAAAGAATGGCCATTTGAATATCAGTATCATCGTTACTGTCTTCAATTTGTAGTCCATTTCTTACATCCGCCAAAGTTGTATAGACATTAGTAGGCTGGCTACTAGCGCTAAGTGTAGGCTTGCTCATTTGCTCCTCTTCTCCAATTTAGGCAACATTGCTTTTTCTGTCTTAGGTAAAGCAGTTGCTGTTTCTTTCTTAATTCTAAAAATCTTTTTAATTCTATTCATAACTTCTTTCTTAAGGTAAAGACAGGTGAACCTGACAATGGGGGCAAAGAACAAATCCACCTGCCACCTAGGATATTTCCTGGGTATCCCAGTAAGGCTAAGCGAACCTAGCCCTACCGAGAATACTTTTTAGATTAGAATGTTGGTGTTACTAGACCAGTTCCGTTAATTACGGAGACTGCTCCTGGATAACGACCAGCAGTAAATGCTGAGTATCCATAAACAACAGACTTGATTGTGAGTGAGCCTGCACCAGTTGCATCAAAGTTCAATGCGAAAGGTGATCCTGCTTGCTCCCAGAGGTGTAGTTCTCCTGCATTTACGCAGTAGATTTGATCTTGGTTCGTACCTGCTCCAAGATTTGTTGCGATGTTTGCATCTGCAATGATAGGTAGACCCATCAATGAGTAACCTGAGTTACCGTAGTATGCTTGTCCAACACCTGTTGAAGTTGCGTTCATTGGTCCGTTTAGTGTTGGAACTACTAATGGACGACCAGTTGAATCAGTTGCTGCAAGCAAGAATGCTAGACGTCGTGGGTGCATAATCCAGTGTGTTGGATTTTGGAATACAACTGTCTGTACTTGCTGGTAGGCGTCTGCCAACTTTGGATACAATTCTGCAACTGTAGGTGATGCATCTGTGTATGTAACAACATTGATCCCTGATGTGTTGCGCATACCAAGAATTTCACCTGATGAACCAGTACCGTTAATGATCTGGTTGTCAAGTGTTGTGTGCCATCCACGAATAAGATCTTGGATGATGAACTGGTCAATACCTGTTCCACGCTCAATTGCTTGCTTTGAGATATCTTGCTGACCCGCAATGGTCCGTACATTCACGGTTAATAGAGTATCGTCAGCGTTTGTGTTTGATACTGCATCATTTTCCGCAGCCTGAATTTCTGTTGTTGTACCAGTAGTCATGCGTGAGATATTTAGTGTCATACCTGCTGCTGGCAATACCATCTTGTTTGTTGCGAAGTCTGCCGTCGGACGACCAGCCCGTGCGTAAGGCGCTGCTAGGTCCACTAAATACTGTGGAATTACCAAACCTGCAAAATTGCCAGTTCCAACTGATCTACGCTCAATTTCCTCTTCACGAGTGTGACGAGCAAGACGCTCTGATGCTGCATAGTCATTGCTGAACTTAGCAGTAAATGCATCCTTTACGAATGAGATATCTGCATTGTCTGCAGAATATGTACGTGCTTCACGAGTTACTCTTGCTGCGCTACCTTTTGGCATTGCAACATCAGCAACTGCTGAACGTGCTTCTGAAGCCTTTGCATCTGCTGTTGCTTGAACAGTCAACTTTTCAATCTTTGAATCGAGTGAGCGTGACTCTTCAACTAGGGTATCAACCTTTGCTGATTCGTCTTCTGTAAGGTCGGTACGATTTTCTAGGGCTACTGCCTCAAGAATTGCATCCATTTCAACCTTAACTGCATCACGGCGTTCAATTACTTTGTCTAAATAAGACATTTGTTGTTCTCCTTTGTGAGTTTGTTTGAGTTTGAGGTGGTGGTTATGGACTTCACGACGCTTACGGGTGTGAACCTAACTCCGACTTCTACCTATCTTTTTAGGATAGGAATATTATTTTATTGTGCTTCTCTTTGCTTTTGCTAAACGAAGAGACATTGATCTTGGCATGTTGTCTGGAAGGAAGTTTAGGACTGATGGGAAATCTCCAACAATCTTTGCACCTTGTCCAGGAACATCTTCTACTTTTAGAACATTAACAGCAGCCTCTTCTTGTGCTTCTGGAAGTGGATCAATGTATGTTAGTTCAGACATTTTGTGTCCAACAAGTGTATCAGTTGCTTCCCAGCCACTTTCTACTTCTCTGTATACACGAATGAGAACTGCTGGATCTCCTTCTTCTGCTGTTATAGTAAAATCTGAATTAGGAACATTAATAGATCCTTCTGTTTTAATTTCAACAATACGACCTCTTGCAAGACCGCCAGATGAATTCCAACGAACAAAATCTCCAACCTTTTCACGGCTTTCTGTTTCTAGTTCATCTTCTTCAACTTGTTGTAATGGATATATAGAATCTTCTTCCATATCATCAACTCCAAATAGCATGGACATTACTTCTACTGCTCTCATGATATATTCATGACCTTCAGATAGATCTCCAAATACTTGTTGTAATACTACTAATGATTCGCCTGTTACTTCTCTACCCTCTTTAATTTCAGCCATAGCCTTCTTAAGGGCTTCTCTGGCTTCTACAGAGGTTGTTGGATATGCTGGATATGTGACGATTGAAACATCACCATCAGCCAAAGATACCTCAGTGAGGAGTCTTTCTGAACGATCTTCATTATACTTTTGACGGATAACTCTAAATGCAAAGGACATTTGATCAACATCACCACGAGCAACAAGTGTATATAGGTCTCTTGCTTCTTGTGTGTTTGCTAACTCTGCTTCAAAAAATAATCCTTTTTCATCTTCGTATAATCTCATTGTCCCGTTTTTTGTTCTTGCCATAGGCAATCCTTCATGGTTAATGAGTAAACGAACATCTGGTGTCTCTTTAAGTGTCTTTGAAAACGCACCAGGTGCAATTCTTTCAATAAACGGAAGTGGCAATGATGCTTCATTGAACACTGCAGCATATCCTGCCATACGCATAGTGCCGTCTTCTGCTTCTCGTGTCTCTATGTTTTTGACAGTAAAAGTTCGGCGTTCAGTTTTTTTCATTCTACTCCTTGCATTTTCAGCGTTTATGCTGGTTGGATTTAATGTTTCAATACCAAGACTACTATAAGCGGCCCTTGCACTGTCACCGTTGTCTATTGCTAGTTTCACAATCTTTGATTCCATAATCTTTTTTGCTGTTTCTTTTTTATATTCAGGACTTGCCATATCTGTATTATTTAGAGTAAGTGCATTGTATTGAACACCTGCTGCTTTTAGATCTGATGCCGTTTTATCACGCTCATCTTCTCTACGACCAGTGACAATATGAATATAATAATCTTTTGCTAGTTTATTTACATAATCAATATTCTTTTGTATTCCAACACTACCATTAAGCATTGTTCCATCAACATCAACAATAATTACTGTATCTGATGAACTATTACGCTCACCTGCCTTATTAGTTTCATTATCTAATCTATTAATTTGGCGTTGTGCCCAGTCTTGAGCAGCATCATCAAAGTTTGCATTTCCACCCCAGAGTAACCAAGCAACTAAACCTGGGCCTGGATAACTTGAATCTGAAGAGTCACTATTTTTTGGTGCTTGCCCATCTACTTTGTGACGAGCGAACCAAGGTGCCATCTTTCTTACTTTGTTATCAGAGATATTGCCATCAGCCATCTCTCTTGCTTCTCTTTTAGTAGCATC